ATAGTGAACAAGTCAGTGTCTCCAACAACGTAGAACGGTACGAGCCGTGGACGCCCCTTGTATGCTTCTGCAAGTGCTCTAGCGGCCATGTCCTTGGTCTCTTCGAGCTTGCGTTGCGTGAGGCTCATCTGGGGGTCGTTGAGCATGTTTCGGTTCTCTTCGCTCTCACGAGTGAAGGCCCGCCCTACGCGGTTCGCCGCTCCGATGACGATGCTGACTTGACTGTCGATGTTGGCAATGGTGTCGCCCGGGTAGTTTGCGAGCCCTTCGAGTTCACCAGCGAACTCATTGAGATCAGACAACGACGCACCCCACATCCCTTCGCTAGTAGCACTGAACACGGTTTGCTCGGTGAGCCTGTTCGCGCTGGCATGAATGCCCATTGGCTCGAACTGATTGGCCCCAACGTTGTCCTCGTTGTCCTCTACGAAAGTGAACGTAACGATGGCTTCATCGCGTTCACTTTCTGTCTCATCACGTTGATACGTTTCAGCTCGAGCTCGAACCCTACCTCGAGTTGGAACGATAAGATCACCAGTCTCGTGAATGTCGAAACTAGCAATCAGTTCGTTGAGTACGTCTGGATAGAGGGGTTTGCTAGTATCAAGCCCTTCTTCTTCGATGCCATTGTCAAACTTGACGGTGATGCTCCATTGCTTGGCATTCGAACCAGTATCGTCGAGCTTCGCTCCATCACGGTACGGTCTCTCTCGCTTGACAATCCGATTGCCGCCAGATTCTCCGATCTTGATGACCGGAAACTTCAGCTCTGGCAAACTTCCAACCTTCCAACTAGCGACTGGATACTGTTCGAACGTTGTCATAGTTCACCTTTACTGAGCATACCCTGGTCCGGTGTAGAGACCAGACGGTGGACCTTTGCCATTGCTACCGCCTCCACCTCCGCCTCCAACCTTCTGAAGAACCTTGTCGAGCTTTTCAACGCCAGTAACAAGGCTGTTCAACCCCGTTGTAGCCTTGTCAGCTGCGATAGTTTCACGCAACTTCGCTTCACGTTGGCGAATCAAACTGTCGCTCAAATCCTTCTCGGCCGCTCGCATAGTATCCAGCGAGCTCTCTGGAGCGGTGACCTTTTCGTTCAAGCCAATCTTGGCTCCAATGTCGGCAAGAGTTCTGAACGTTTCATCGGCTAAGCCTTTCGCGGAACCAACGAACGATGTCTGCTGGTCAACAGTCTTCGCGATCTTTTCCCTGATCTTTTCGAGCTCTGACACCTTGGCGGCTTCGTCGTTGCCCGCGGCAATTCCACCAGCGCTTGCAGCTGTCGCAGCGGCTTCACCTTGGCTTGCAGCCTTGGCCTTGTAGAGTTCATCAATGAGCATCTTACCGCCTTCGTAGGCGATGTAGGAAGCCGCTGCGATGCCGAGCGCGGCCCCTGCAGACTTCCATGGCCCCTCGGACTTGGCCTTCGCTAAAAGGGTCTCTACAGCAGTGCTACCGATACGCTTGCCGGCATCGGTTAGCATCCCTGTCCCAAAGGATAGACCCACTTTGGCGCCGACGAATCCACCGGCTGCGAGCATTGGGTTCTTCATCGCCCAATTGATGATCTTGACGAACCAGTTAGTGACGTCTGGCAAGACCTTTGCGAGGCGTTCGATGGCACCCATCATCTCTTCGTTACCAAAGGCGACAGCCATTCGGTTGATGGCCTTTTTCATGATGAGCCCGGGGTCTTCTGCCATACGCTTGTTTGCCTCGGATTGGAGGTCAGCGTAGGTCGCCCCTTCGGCACCCATAGACTTCATTGCATCATCGAACTTCTTCATCCCAGCTGCGGTCAGCTCTTTACCCTTGGCTCCCTTTTTCTTGGCCTCATCAACACCTTCGTCGAACGGCTTGATCAACGAATCGTAAACGCGTCGGGCGTCACCAGTGAAGGTCAGCTCGGCAGCCTTGCGCCCTTGCGCAGACTTCAGCGTTTCTCTGATCTTGTCCAGCGCGTCCATGTTCGCGGTGAACTTGAACCCACCCTTCTTTTGGAGGGCCGTGCTCTGGGCGGTATTAGCTTTGAGCTTCTCGAAGATTCCCTTCAACGCCGGAGCAGACTTCTCGCCAAGCTCGTTGTCGACTGCTCCCATGAGCCCAAGAAGGCGGACCATGCCGTTGGCACCCTTGAAGCCGGCGTCTTCAGCCTCCGTTGCCATGATGCCGAACTTGCCGCTGATGTCGTCGATGCTAGCTCCACCGACGCTCAGTTGCTTGTCGAGCCTAGCAATCAGGTCACCGGCCTCTTCAACGCCGACACCGAACTTCTCGTTCGCCATCTGCATCAACGTTCCGTACTTGGACGCGTCCTTGCCGGTAACCGTTGCCGCGTAGCCAATTGCCTCGATGACCCCCTTCGTGTACTCGAGATCACCAGTCGCGGCGAACGTCTCGTCGAATACCTTGGCCATGTCGCCGACGGACTGCCCTGTCTTGTCGGCAATGGGTTCGATCATCTTCTGAACGTCGCGCCAGTCCTTCACGCTGGAATCGACCTTTTGAACGTCGTGCGCGATGTTTCGATAGACACCCTGCATCTGCACGGCATCAGTCAAAAACTTGCCAACAGCGAACGCCCCACCGAGCGTCGCTGCTGTTTTGATGTTCTCCTTCAGGCTGTCTTCAAGCGACTTGAATGCATTCTTGACGCTCTTCAACCCAGATTTCATGGGACCGCTAAATGCGGCTCCCATCTTCTTACCTGCGGAAGAGGCAACAGATTCCATCTTCCGAATGCCGGAGAGGAACCCCTCCGACTTCATGTTCACCCTGATGGACGCCTCACGTACTGCCATTGTCAGCTTCCTTTTCTAGGTCCCACGGGTCAGTCAGCACACTTAGATCTTGACCCTTCACGAGACTCAGAAGTTGGTTGATCGAAAGGCATCCGCTATCAAGGGCGCGAACAACTCCAATCAAGACTTGCTGGTTCGTGAGGTCACGTACTCTATCGCCATAGTAACGATCAAGTTGTTCTGCGATTCCCCACCTAATGCGGCTAAAGGGGCGATGTTGCGTGTCTTTGCAAGCACTCCAATCACCGCTAGAGTTTCGTCTGCATTGAGGCTGTTCGGTCTCGGATCAAGAACGCTTCGATACGCCCCAAGCTTCGCCCAGATAGCATCCAAACAAGGCCTATCATAGACGCGTTCTAAACGCTTTGGATCTGGTTCGAATGCCTCGTAAGGCTCTGTCGTGTTTCGAATTGCAACGGACAACGTGCACATCGTGTCCATGTTGTCAAAGCAATCTGGATCCAGCGTGGGGTCGAGCCCTTCGTGTGCTGCCCATTCGCGCGCGCTCAGGCGAGCCTTACGAGTTTCATGTTCTCGAGGTACTCGGAGCATGACCGGCGTCCGTTCAAACGAGCCGTCCTTTTTGCGCTTCAGTATCTCGTCGGGGAACAAGAGGTACTCGGCGAATTCCATCGCCTCGAATTCTTCCCATTTCTTCGACAATATCGCGTTGACAAGAGCGGCTGTTTCAGATCGTTCGTTGAGTGCCATCGGTGTCTCCTTGCTTCCTATTCAGCAAGTCGGGGGCATTGCGCCCCCGACCTACTTGCTGAGCATCAATCTTCGGTTCGCCCTACGAAGGTGATGCTGTATTTGATCTCAGAATCGAGCGGTAGCTCCTTTGACAGAGCGCTCACCGTGCCAGTGATTGTGAGTGTCTCTCCTGGAACCTTGACGCGCAATTGCTTGATCTGTCCTTGCTTGAGCATCTTCAAGTAATCGCGTTCGCTACCTTCTTCGTCAACCACTGCATCAAATGACACCGTGGTCTCTTCAACACCAAGCGTAATGCCAGCACCCTTGCGTCTAATGGTATGGACTTGCTTCGCGTTGTTCGTGTGGTCGATCTTGACGTTGGTAACCTGCATGAGGTCGCCATTGCCCATCGCGATCCAACCACGAGGAAACTTCTTCTGTGGTTCTGCCGACATGGTTCAAACTCCTTAGGTGACAGTGATAGGCTCGCGGTTGACCACGACGCCGAACTTGGCCAATGGTGGAATGATCTTGAGTGGAACAAGGATGTCCACCTGCGATGGGTCACTTTCGTTGACTTCTACAGCCAACGATCCATCAGCAATTGCTTCGTCCAGCGCTGATTGGAGGACAACTCCACCACGTTGCCATGCACGAAGGCGCGTGATGACGAACGTCTTGATGTCTCGCTCTTCAATAACGCCAGCTGGAGCAGGGTCAGCACCGGGTGCTGAATCCTTCTGAATCTTGGCGTTCGGGAATTCGGCTGGGATGGCCGATCGAAGATCTCGAGCGATGATGTAGGTCGCATCGACGTTCTGGGTGTCGAGCAATCGGCGGTCTGGGCCACCCGCCGAGTTCTGCGAGTACGTAGTGACAGGGCGAACCGTAATGAGGTTTTCTGCCATGTCGTAACTGATAATCGAGACGCCGTTGCCAATGGCGCTTTCCGTCTGCGAAGGCGTTGGCTTGTCGGTGGTAATGTCGGCCGAACCGTAGAGTTCGTTGCCGATGATGTTGCCGATACGGTTCGCCGCTGGATCGACACTGATCAAAGCAAGTCGATCTCCTGCTTCTGCAGCTGCGAATTCGCAAGGCAACGAGCCACCATTGACGCAAAGGACTTGCTGACAATAGCCTACGTTTCGAGCGACAGCGGCTGCTTCAGCAAGCGTCTGGGAAGATGTAGTTCCGTACACGATTTGCTGAAGCTTCGCGTCAATACCCTCGTTGAATTGTTGTATGTGCTGAAGGATACGTTCAACGTTGCTACTGCTCCCAGTAGTGCATGCATCAGTATTGCTGATGCAAGGAATGATGAAGTGGTACTCGCGCCCCTGAGCGGCATCCATCGCGTTCGTAAAATCCGCGTCGGTCGTACCACCAGAGAAGTTCGTCATCGTCGTCGGTAAAACTGCTTCGGTACCAGATTGTGGATTCAACATCCGACAACGAATCTTGCAATCATTGCCGACATTTCCTGCAGTTTTGAACGTACAAGTCGTGATTCCAGTACCACCAATCGAAGCAACGAATGGGAGGCGATCAGTACGACTATTGATGGCCGTGATGATCTTGTCTCGAACGTTGTCGGGCGTTTCACCAACGAGCCAACCAACGTCGAAAATGATGCCCTTGGCATTGATCTCGATTCCAGTATTGGCAGTCGGAGCACCACTGACTGTGATGGTCGTTACCGCAACACCGGAACCAGGAATAGGCGACGTGAAATCTACAACGGCACTAGGATAAGCCTTGTAGAGTTGCTTCGCCGAAAGATGCCCTGGCGTACCGATGCCATAAGCGACTCCAGCCGAATCTTCGCCTCCACCGACACGAACTTCAGTATCGTCGGTGAGAGTGCCAGTAGATGCCTTTGAGGCCATCAGCAAGACTCGCAAGATGGCCGAGCTGACGGAGCCGGCTCCTGCAAGCAGGTTGATTTTGAGATAAAGCCCGGGCGTCAATATGCTCGGGCTAACTGCGAGAGGTAGAGTCATGATCGTGTTCCTTCAGAGAGGCCTAGCGGATAGCCTTCTTTGCTTTTAGTGACGTGACCTCAGTCGGTTGATTGGTTGTCCCCGTCGAAGGGGCTTGCTCTCGAGCTTCGGCCTTAGCCCTTTCCATGGCTTCAGCTGTCGTCTTCTCCAAGGCTTCCTTTTCGCGGGCTTGCTTGTCCGCAACGTAGGCCTCGAAATCCTCTTTGGTGCGTTCAACAAGAGACTTGTCGGCCATGCAACGCCGATACTCTCGTCGATACGTTTGCCATTCCCTTTCAGAAATGGCCGCGACTTCGGTTTCATCCCAAACGATCGTCTTTCCTTTACGCGTCGCTCCGATGTATTGGGCAACGCTCAACCGTAGGGATGGGAACCTCGTTACGAGATGCCCTTTGACTGATGAAACGTAGTGGAACTCTGGCACGGCTAACCTCCTTACGAATCTACTCCGAACCGGCCGTCATGTCGATGTCTTGAGAGACTACGACCTTGCGTTCACCGGCTTCGTCTTTCTCGAATGTCAGTATCTCGTTGTGCGTTCGAAGCCACGGATGGAACGTTCGCAAGTCGTATGGGACCAACGTCGACGTGATACTGATCTGAAGAAGGTAGACGTAAACATGCTGAAAATTGGTGTTGTTCCCTGCAATACGAGACCTTCCGCGAATCTGAACCCCGGTCGGCGAGCTGAATACTTGCCCATCTACAGTCTGTTGATCTGTGAGCCAACAGGTGATGTCGTCGAGCAACTTCAACCCTTCGGCACTTCGAATTGAACCACTGTCCAAACGCTCAACGATCACGAACAAGTTGAAACGTTCTTTGAACAACTGCGAGGCGATGCCTACGCGGGTTCGCCCTCGGTCGATGCTACTTTGAGTCGTGCCATCAGCTGGTTCGCTGCCATCCCACACGATTACAACCGCGGGGAACTTGCCGATCGATGCCCTGAAAGTATCCAGCGAGACGTCAACGGCGTTCAATTGTTCGAACTGAACAACGCTTCTGCATCCGCCAAAGTGAGTCGGCTCGGCTGCGTCGGTGATGTCTTTCTGAAGCACAGCCTCAACTTCGAAGTTTGGGTTTGATGGATCGAAGATGAACTTAGTGCCCTTTGGCAAGTTGTGCCTAATGCCACCAACAAGGGAATGGATGTTGACGACGGTGCCACCCGGTTGAATCGTCCACCACGATTCTGCATCTGGTTCTGACGGGTCTGCCTTCTTGCGTTTTCCATCTGGATACTTCGCGCGGTTTAGGCCTTGTCCGACCTTGAAAAGAAGCTCTTCCCTAGCCGCTCCATTGACGATTGGAATCAAGTGCCAATTGCGAGGCAAGAAAACGGGCGTCGTGCTCTTGGTTTTGATCAGGAGCTTACCGTTGCCACGCTGGCCCGTTGTCGGTGAGATAACCGACATGATGTCTCTAGCGAGATCGATGACAGTGATGTTACTACGAGTCGTCTGTGTCATCGGCCCCTCGTGATCTCTGCTGTGATGATCTCATCGAATATCTCCAAAGCTTTGGGTACGTCAATATCGAAGAAGTCGCGCTTTTCTACGCCATCTCCTTCGAGATGGTATCGGGCATACTTCTTGTTCGTGAAGACCTCAGCGAAGTCTGTTCCACCGAATGGCGTCAAACTACCAACAAGATCACCAAAGTCTTGCAATAGGTGCGGCGTCGTTGACTTGCGTCTTCGACGAAGTGTTGAAGAAGCAAAGCCTTTCCATCCTGGTCCCTGGTTCTCGAACTTGTCTTCGACCATCACATGAAGGATCTGAGCCAATTGTTCGTTGACTTCAGTCATGTTGTAGCCGCGATGTTCGAGCTCTTGTAACTCAAGAACCATCTCGGACGTGTCAACACTGACGACGAACCCTTCGTCCATTAGAAACCGCCATGCCCCGAACCATCTGGTTCGTCAGCAAAGATGCGCTTCGCTTGGTTGTAAGCTTTGATTGGACGCACGGCTCCACCGGCATTCGAACTCTTGCCGGCTTGAGCTTCGCCACGACTATGACTCTTGCTCTTGCTCAGGTCCGTGAAGTAGAGCATCGCCCGTTCGTATTGAGCCCAGAACCGACCCTTGCCGTCAGCACTGATGAACTCGTGTCGTCGTTCAGTTGCGCATTCAATTGCAATCCAAGCCGCTTGACCACGAAGGCCCCTATCTCCAGCGGCCATGGTTGCAATCTGTGGCTGCGTCCAACTTCGTAGCAACTGGCTCTCGGCGAGCGTCTCGGCTTGCTGAAGCACTTCTTCGAGCATCACCATGTCGCGCATTGCCGTATTCTTGTCGGTGAAAAGCTTGTCGACGGTTTCCTTGTCGACGACCATCTCGAGATCTTCCCAATGGAGCCATCGAGTTTCCATCGGGCGCCCGACGAGTTGCACCGTAGTCGGCGACGTAGCGATGTCGAAGTAGAGAACGTCGAAGATCCAATTCAACTTGGTTGACGACAGTCGGTACGAGCCATCGGGCAAAGCAATCGAGAGCGAACCATTCGCATCGGTTCGTTGGGGGTCGAACCCGGTGTCAATGATTGCGCCGTCGCCGTCCCAGATGCGGAACGTTACGAACGGCACTGCGACGGCTGGAACTGCATTGCTAATGGACTGGATGACGACCGTGTTCGCAACGTCGATCGATCCAGTTTCGAACGCGGTGAGCGAATGGTTGCTGAACCATCTGTAGATCCAACTTCCATTCTGCGTCACCATCAGGTCGAAGTGGAATGCGCCAACAGTATCACGTACGATTTCTGGATCAGCTGTCCAAACGTATTCTGTCACCGTACCGGCTGGGTCTTCTATTTCGAGACGAAGAGTGTTTGGATCGGTTGGATCGTCATTGACTAGCAACGTACCGTAGACGACTACCGTATCTCCAAGCTTGATAATGTCGGTCATGGAAATGTCCTCTTGATGATTCGGGGTTCGCCCTTTGCTGAAGTCCTACTCGAGAACCTTATCACCGTCAGCGCCCCTCGTACTCGAGCTCGCCCTCGAGACAATGTAGGTCCAAGTCCAAGCCCTTCTACATTCAGCGTTCCAACTGGGCTCGATAAACCAAAACTCGAAGCCATCATCTTCTTCACTACCCAAAGAGCACCGATTGGTGCGCTCTGCCCGTTCGAAGAAGCCTCGAGTACCTTCTGCGCTTGAATCAATGCCGACACCAAAGCAACACCATCAGCACGCCCCTCATGCCAAACCATGTTGAGCATGCTGGCATCAACCGTCGACAAGCCAGTACTTTGGCCAGCGAGAGGTCGAAGCACTGGTAAACCCGCGGTGACAGTTGAAACGCCAGCCGAGACTCCCGACCATGCTTGTAGTTCGCTCAGAACGCCGTAGACGTAGGCTTGACCGACAGAAGTACCTGCGACAGGTACTAGCCCGTCTAGGCTTGCCGCGACCGTAGCGACCCCTGTAATCGCTGACCGAAGAGCCTTGGTGACATTGGTAGTCCCGGCCACAGTAGCGGCAGCAGAGACCGTAGCAACCACCCCTCTGGTGATGGAGACAGTACCGACCACCGTCGAGACACCGTTGGCCGCTCCTACTACTGGCCGAAGAACAGCCAATTCGGCATCTGCCGCAGCAACCCCCGTGGCGAGCCCTGCAAGCGAGGTTTGAACCAGAAGAGCACCTTGGGCCGCCGAGACACCTGCCGAAGCGCCAATGAGCAATTGTGCGGCAACAACAAGAGAACCAGAAACCGTCGCCTGACCGTTGACAGTCGAAGTCATCAGCTTGATGACACCGTAGAGCGAACCCTGGACATCAGCCCACCCATTGGCCAAACCAGCTAGCTTGATGACCACATAGAAGTCACCGGCAACAATCGAAGATCCTACAGATGCCGCGACAAGAGCTGTCTGAACTTTCAATGCACCAATAACCGAAGCAACACCATTCGAACTTCCGCCAACCGGACTAAGACATAGCAATGTTCCAGTAACTGTTGCTTGTCCAGGTACACCAGACAGCAACCGAGTGAGCACCCTAAGCAATGTCCCATCGCCAACGACTGTTGAGTTGCCAGCGCTGGAACCGGCAAGGAACACGGTTTCTCTGGTAACCGTGATAGCTCCCAATACAGTTGCGACACCGTTGCAAGCAACGTTCATCAACCCTTGATGCCGAAGTGTCCCAATTACCGTAGCTCTAGAATTGATATGGAGCTGCATTGCTTTGAGAACGCCAAGCGTTCCTTGAGCAGATGAAACTCCATCTGATCTTCCGACGAAGAACGTGCTGATGATTCCAGTCACCGTCGATACGCCGTTGATGGCACCACTCAGACGGTGGAAGTTGTTGGTATCTGCAACGATACTTGAAACGCCATCCGATTGCCCGACAAGCCAAACGGGCATATGCAAGTCAGCACTTACCGCCGTCGTGCCGTTGCTTGCTCCTTCTACTGCAACGATCACGACTGATGACGACTCGCGCACTCTAAGCAATACAGATCCACCACGAACGTTCGTAGTAGTGCCACCAGCGGTCGCGCTGAATGTCGGGGTTACCGTACCAGTTCCAGCGAGAACTCGAGCAAAGCCAACCCATCCACCAACGTCGTTGCCAGTGGTTGAGTCAGGCTCAGATAGAACGGTGACTTCCGAAAACGTGATTCCACTTGCCGATAACGCTTGAGCGGTGAATTGCTTCGGTGACGTGACATCTGTTGGTTGACACCAACCAATCACAACAAGATCGCCAGGAGCTAGATCGATAGTCGAATCGTAGACGACAGATAGCGCAGCACCACCAGTGACATCACTACCAGTCGTACTCGCGAATGCCCAATCGCCGTCACCATCTTTCGTGAGACGAAGCATCATGCCCCAAGCCGTATTATACGAGCCGAGGGTTACCGAGATCGAACCAGTTTCAGTACCGTCTACAGAATCCTTCGTCGCGATCGAGATGTCTACATTGCCTGTATCAACTGCTTGCGGTGCATAGCGTCCGGCACCGAGGATTTCCCCACGCTCTGTCCAACCTGAAGGGAACGTAATTGTCCCACCAGCTGACGACGTACTCTTCTGCGCCGCGATACAGACATGCATATCGCGGGTCGCATGCGGTACTGCAAAAGCGTACGTAGGAGAGAGAGTCGCGGTGCCAGAATAAGCGGGTAACGAGTAGTTGTCGTAGTAGACGTTTCCAGCACTGGAGCTTCGAAGAGCTACGGAACCGATCGATACAGTTGCGGGATAAGCGCTTGCACCAATCGACAGAACAAGCCCATCTTGCCAACCACGTGAGCCGCGATCGATCCAGTTCAAGTCAGTCGCCAGTACCCATCGCGTTGACGTGCTGAGATACGTGTACCAAGATCCGCCAGAATAGGCTTGGATTTCGTACTGAGTTGTCGCACTACCGGTGTCGCCCATACCGAGCGCTAGAATCACAGTACCGTCGGAGCAGACCGCGGGGAATGCTCGGATCTCACCGCCGTTGGTCGCGGTAGTCGAAACCCACGACGCGGTGAACGTTCCGTCAGAAGCAACCTTGGCCAACCCAACCGTGACCGCTGCCGTACCAGTTCTCTGCGTCCAAGCGAAGTAGGCATTCCCCGAAGCATCCTTGCATGAATGGCCGCAAAGCGACTCGTCAGTCTCCGTCGCGAGGACGCACGGGTTCGCCGTGTCTACCGTCCAAGTCGAACCGCTTGCCGTGCACCGATAGCCAGTCAGCGCCGTCGAATAGTCTCCGACATCACCGCGGGAAGCCGCGCCACAATCGGCAAAGAAGTGTCCACTGGAACCATACTGTTCGATCGATGCATTGAAACAATATGCCGCACCAACGTTCGCTGAACACGTCTGCGTTGGAAACTTCGTCCACGTTGATGCCGTTCCAGCCAGAGAAAGAAAGTCCGATGTTGCAGTTGGGCTCGTCGATGAATGGCAGAAAGCACCGGCATATTGTGTCGAATCACTGCCGTCGATGCACACGATCATCACGCGTTCAGCGGATGACCCGTTGTTGATGACATCAATCGTGCCTGCCCAAACCGAGCCGCCGAGTGAACTTGTCATCGTCGGCAACGCAATTGCGGCGCTCAAAGACAGGCCTGTAACGTGCCCGCCAGAACGCGTCAACGTGCCTTTGGAATGACTAAGTTGGTAGGAGTAGTAGCAAAGGAAATGAACGTAGCCGCTAGCGTCTTGAGCAGACGCTACCATTGTCATGTACGAATTCGTGACAGTGGCCACGAGCGTCGGAGCAACATCCTGAGCAGTCTGCGTGACTAAGTAGGTGTGATTTCCACCTGAATCACCGTAGATCCAACACAGATCACCTGTCACCGAGTCGCGGAAATGCAGCCCTGTATAATTGGCGTAGTCGACAAGATTCGAAGATGCAATCGGATTGCGGAATGGATTGATCTGGATTTTGCTCATTGGAATCTCTATATCAATTCAGACACACATCAAAAGAAATGCGCGGCGAGGATTGACCCTTTGCCGCGCATTTCAGTTCCCGCTCCGATGCGCGGGTAGATGCTCAATCCTCAGTGATGGTGATGCCGCCAACAGCGAATTCGGCAGTGTCACCATTTTCAACGGACTTGGACTGGGTGAGATCTCCCCAATATAGGAAGTTCCCAGCAGTCACCGCGTCCAGAATTGCGAACGCAACCACCGTTCCCCAGTTCGCTGTCGCTTGAGGGAAAGTGAATGCGATGCCATTCTGCTTCGAACCAGCGGATGCCGCTGGCCAGCTCGTGGCATTGTTCGTCACTGATTTTCTAGCATACGATCCGCCCGTTACTTCAGTCCCTCCACCGGCATCGGTTGGAGCAACAGTGTAAAGAGCGATATAGACGGTACCGGGTCGAGCGTAGTCAGCCCCTCCCAGTACATGATCTAGGATTTCTAGTTCCAGGTAGTTTGACTTCGACCCAGCCATGGTTCGTTAGCCCTTCTGAATCATTCGTCGTCGTCGACGGCTTCTACTGCACCGAACTTGAGATAGTGTCGCGCTTCCGAATCGGAGAGCGTAACCGTCGTTCCCACCGGTTGGTATGCACCATCGAAACGAATCTGATTCTTGGTCTTGTAGACCCCGCCTAGGTTTCGGCGAGGCTTTGAAGGCGCCTTCTGTTGAACTTTCACCGGCAACGGAGTGAGAACTACGTCGTCATCTTCGTCGACACTTCCAGCCGAGGCCTCGCCGGTCTCTTCGGTTTCGGTCTCAGTCGATTCGACGTTCTCAGCCGTGTTCGGTTTAGTTCCTTCGGGCGCCTTCACTTTGGTTCGTGACATTGATCTATTCCTTGCTGTCGTTGCTGTCGTGCCGTTTCGGGATTCAGTTGTTCGACTACTACTGGATCACACCGTTGATGAGACCACCACAATTGTTGCCAGTCATCTTTGCGATGTCTGCCATTGCGATGACAACCATGGTTCCGCCGTGCGGTCCACGACCTTCAACGATGAACTCACGAGCCTCGAGTCCAACGCCCGAAGGACCACGCCGACGGAACGTATAGCTCGTCGCAATCTCTTCACCGTCGCTCGGTACGCCAGGCGGGGAAGTAACGAGAACCACGTAGTCGGGCATGATGTACGTGAGCACGCCAGACGTGTTCTTGTACTTGGCAGCCATGACTTTGATCGGAGGCAAACCTGGTATCATGAAGTCAATAGGAGCACCAGACGCGGCCATGTTCGCAACACCCATTGCGATATTGTTCGCATTGCCGTCGCCCAAGAGTTGCCTCATGTGATCTCGAACCTCGGCATTACCGATGAACAAGTGAGCGAGTTTTTGATTCATCCAGATCTCAGCAATCGGCTGAGCCGACTCTTCGATTGCGTGCTGGAGTGCTGCAATTGGATGTGCAGATGCTCCGCCGTTCCATTGCTCACCGGCTGCTAGCGTATGGACCTGAGTGGAATTCCAATTGCCTGACGTCGTGAGAAGACCAGCTGGCCCGCACACATCCAGCTCGCGGTCGAGCATCAATGCGTTTCTGCAACGACGAGCAGCAGCCATGCGCGGAGCAAAGCTATTTCCACGCTGCATCTCAGTAATCGCAGGGACGAACGAACCGATGTATCGATCGACAACCTTGTAGGTGTCGAGCGAACTTCGGGGATCGACCTCTGGGATGGGGCCAGTGAGTGCACCCTTGACGCGGACAGGTTCGAACGCATCGTCTTGACTGAAGCTTCGGAACTTGTCCTCGTCATTATCGACGAGAACCACCTTGCTCATTTCGTCAGAACGGTACGTCCAGTTTCGGTATCCGGAAAGGTAGCTTGGAATCTCCGCGGGATCATGCACGTCCGCTGGAGTAAGCTCGAGAGTGACCTTCTGTCCTGCTTTTCCAACAGGAGAATCGGCCGCTAGAGTGATCGTCATGCGCTCCATGTTCAGTTTCCTTTCAATCCTTTTTTCTTGTTCTTGTTAGTGATCAAGCTAGAGCGCTAGATCATTAGATTGCCGGGGAGGCTACGCCACCCGGACCGGTAAGTTCGACTTCGGCAAGAGTATCGGTCGCGCCAACTTCACGAGCGATACCGAGAACGGAATCGCCAGTAGTTGCCGCAACAGCCTTACCACTCGTACCCGCCGTGAGACGAGCACCAACAGTCTGAGCAGCAGCGAATAGAACAGGCACGACGCCACGAGTGACGACGCGGCCCCAACTTCCATTCGGAATTACCTGACCAGTGACACCAAGAATGACAGAGGTGTCCGTGGCAGCAACGGTGATGGTGTCACCTGCTCCACGAGCAACAATGGTCCCCTTGGGAATGGATGATCCCGTGCTATTCAAACCGCTCGTCGGTACGGGGTCGATCTCGCGGCTCTGAAATCCGTTAGACATGTTTCTGTTTCCTTCTTCGTTAGATCAATCGACTTGTGAGCGCATGCTCACCACTACTTTAGCGACAGGAGATTAGCCCGTCACTGCCTTTGAGCGCACGAGAGTGCAAGCATGCTCGTGAGTCTTTTCCCAACTCCAATCCTTGGCACCTGCAACAGATGCCCTGATGTAGGAGCAAGTCTTGAGAACAAGATTCGCACCATCGTGCTGACTAACGTCGATTGCTCCACCAGTACTCCCAGCACCAGATGCCTGATTATCGGTTGCAGCGATCTTCGTAGTAAGCTTCGAAGCATCGACTCGAGTAGATCCTGCAATCGACGTCTTGCCAAGGGTCTTACGAGTTGCTTCCAACTTCTCCTTCGGATACTTCAAATCGAACGACTTGCGGTCGGTCTTGCGAAGCATCGAAAGAGCAATCTTGAGCCCTTCGTAATGCTCGCTGGACGCCGTAACGCCAGCACTGGCAACTGCAGTCTCGACCTCTTCGTCAGCTACTTCTTGATCAGTCGCAGCTTCCTTCGTCTTCAGTGCACTGAACTCGGGGGTAATCTCCGCGAGCTTCGCACTGTCAGTCATCATCTTGGCAATCTTGTCCAGCGCGGCGTCTGGGTCTTCTACGCCGAGAGCGGACAATAGGGGGACGTACTTGGCCCGGACGGTTGCGTCATCGAGCACGGCCTTGAGTAGGACCGAGTTCGCGGCGTTCGCCGAGAGTTTGAAGGCCTTTGAAAGTGTCGTTCGAACTTCCGTCAATTGATCGGCTGCTTCCAGGATTGCCTCGGGAGTGGCAACGACACCGAACTTCGATGCTAGCGTCTTCAGGATTTCCATGTTCTTCTTCTCGAGCATTGGAGCCGGTGGTGATTCCGGCAGTTGTTCTGTGTTCGGTGCTCCTTCGGGCATTATCGTTCCCGGTGGAGGCGCCGGAGCAGGTTGTTTCACCTGACCACCTACTCCTGATTCGACAGTTAGTCGAGATATCAGCTTTGCTACCTCAATGAACACTTCATCGCCCGACGATAACGCGGGCAGATTGAGGATGGTGCGCAGATCTCCTACGATGTCGCCAATCTCGACACCGATGGGCGTAGCTCCTGTCGCCATCCATTGCTTGACCTTCTCAAGTTCGGCGATCACCGTTGCCGCGTCGGCGGTCTCAGGCAACCCGATCATCGAACGAATCATTTCCAAGGCGTCTTCCGCCGAATCCGCGGCTTCAATATACATGCCATTCCTCCATCGTTCAGCCGCGAGCTTCTGCATGCCCTCGATGAACGGTTGATTGGTGAGCGCAACACTCGTGAGAATCGGGCCGATGTTCTGCGCGCTCTTGGCGTCAACCGCGTCGAATACGACAGACACCGAGGCCCACTTGTATCGACCTTCGCGAACATAGGACTTGGCAGGTTCGAGCCAATTCGTCAGCGCCCAGAGTTCAGTTTGCTGGTTGTCGGGGTTCTGCCGAATTGCAAGCTCGCGAATCCAAGCTTGCGCTGGAGCACCAGTTGTCGGGATGCTGCCATCAGTTGGCATCATCTCGCTTGCATGGTGGAAGTCCCAAGCAATGATGTCTTCGCAACCTACGCCATCGGGTCCCTTCTTGAATGATGGATGATTGCGAAAGTTGCTGATGATCGTGTTGAACACGGTAGCGTCGAACGTGAACGACTTCGTTCCACCAGCATAGCCCCTGAACATTCCTTCGTTGGCGATCTGGACCCACGTTGCATCACCGATCGTACCGGCTGCATCCAACCGAATGGAAATGCGCGTATTGACTTGCGTACCTCCAAGAAACCTTCCCCCGCCCTTCTTCGAAAGAGTCCAAAGTTCCGATTGAACAACTGACAACGCAGATCCAGACCGCTTCAACTTTCTCATGGGGAAACCTACGCAATAAAGAAGACAGTAACTTCGAACGTTCCCGCTGTCACGGTGCTTAGATTCACCGATCCAGTTAGGAGTGCTTTGAACTTGCCTCCGTTGACGTAAGCGCCCTTGTCAACAACGAGAGTGGTCGTTCCACCGTCAACGTCTCCAGCAGCTGCAAGCATCACGTTGTCGGCGGTCGTGTTGTCGCCAACGGTTAGAGCGAAAGTTCCAGTTGATCCGTCAGTGACGGCAACGGTACGCTTCAGCTTCGTGTATGTGATGATTGCTTCGGGTGGGATATCACCGAACAACTTCGACAGAGTAAGCACGGCTCCCGCCGCTTGAATCTCTGCGAGAGTGAACGTGACCTTCGCCCGGCGTACTCGTCCTTGATATGCATCCTTCAACCGCTTCAGCATTGATATGCTCCTTCTGGTATGACCCTAGCGGGTAACGAGTTTAGTGAATCACCAAACTCGTTCGTCGGCAAGAACAACGATTCAAAGAAGGCTAGACGTGCCACTAGTGAAACCCGGATCTGGAAGAAGATGGATCTCTCCACCGCTATGAATTGTGAGCTTACGAGCCTGAACTTCAGGTTCTGACAGCGTGACAACGCGGCATCGGCAGTTGAACCCGAAAGGTGGGTAAGCCGACTTCCAAAACGAATCGTTGGCCCGAAGAGTCCACATGTGGACTTTTTGATGCGAAGCCCGTTGGCGCGGAGGGCCATCGTTGACGGTTCTGATCTGCCAATACGGTCGAACTCGAGCGATGTGCGGTTGAGTTGCTTGCGCATGCCTCCCCGAGTTGTAGGCGTTGAGCACGTTCGTTCTGTAGATCGTTTCAACGTGGCTCGGGTTTGCCGGCACGAAGCCCGCCAGCTCCATTCGATTCGTCATAGACTTCTTGAAGTCCCTCAACTGACCGCCCTCACGCACTTGCGTTTCAAGTTCATCCTTCGCCTTCTGGAGCATGTTGTTGTTCAACATCCCAGAGACGGTGAACGATCGACGTTTAGCCGAAGCATCCAGCCGATCAAAGACTGAACGCGTTACGATGCTCAACCCCTTGAACCATCCGATAGCATCCTTGAGAGGGCGCGTTACGAAGTCCAGCGCTGGAGGCAACGCGAGCAAGATGGGCTCGCCAAACTGACTCGAGAACTCAGCCGAGGGTAGTACCGTGTCGTTCTCGAATTCGTATTGGCTCGAGATGGCGCCGGACATCACGCCGTGAATCAAGCGCCGTTCGATGGCTCTGCTGAAGCCATGGAGATCCATGTCCTCGTTGGCATTGTTGAGCGCGGTAAGGATGGCACCAGAATCACGCAACCCTTCTACGGCTTCGGCGTAGACATCAACCATCTTGGACGATTCGCGAGCACCTTCTGCCGTACCCTTATCGATCAAGACCTCGATAGTGCCTACGAGCTTCTCGGGGGGCTGTTTCGCCTTGAGCACTTCACCATCGACATCAGCCTCTTTGGTCGAAGCGCACTTGATACCAGTCGATTGAAAGTAGTCTTGAAGAATGATCGAACTGCAAACCGCAATGTCACTCGGGTGCGCACCTTCCAGCCCGAGCATCGAGCCTTCGTACTTGTGCTTCAGAGCTCCACAGATGTTCGCAGCGGCTTCGTCGCTATTGCCTTCTTCCTTCATCTTCTTGAGGCATTCGTCGAAGTCCTTGAACCCGGCAAAGGGCAACACGATCTCAGTTGCCGTTCGAGTCTGCGCTGGAAGTTGCTCGGCTCGAACCGCGGCAATAGAACTCTCCCCGGTGAGAGGTTCCTTCAGGGCGTTGCTCGGTTGCGGATTGGCGTTCTCTGGGGTTCGAAGGGCGCCAGCTGGAGCAGCCGGTTGGGATGGGATTGTTTCTGGCGATTGCAGACCACCGTCGCCGGTTGGGGCGATGGGTTGAACCTCTCGGGCGGGTAGCTCGGTCCCCTCGGGGTAGACGATTACAGGCCTCTCTGGGGGTGGTTGCACGGCAAGGGGGTGCAATGGGGGGGTCTCGAGCTTGATGACCGCCTCGTCCTTCTTGGGCACCCTAAAGCCAGACAGCTCGTAGGCCTCGCTGACTGAGATCTCAAGCCCGGCTCTTAGTGCTGCATCAAGCCGGGCAATCTCCTTCGAGCGGTCGAGTGGTACGTCTGCACGAAGGCGGAACGTTGGAGCATGCGAAACTTCCATCTGCCCGAAGTTGAGTTCGATGATTGCATCAGTCAGGAACGTTTCGATGACTTCGCTGATCATTACGCTATCGAGCATGAGGAGCATGAATTGCTCGTCCTGCATCACGTTCGCTTGGTTGTTATTCAACCCGGCGGGATTCGCATCAGTGGTACCAGTCTGACCAAGAACAAGTTTGCTGATCTGCTTGTCACTTTCGGTAATGACGTCCTCATGAACTTCGCCCGCACCCTTGCCGGGTTGTTCAACCTTGAACGTCGTTCCGCGTGGGAACCTGAAGCTCGTGTTCCCACCAGCGTTCTGAAGCATCTCGTCGGCTTCTTCGAGATCAGTAGTGTCGGCCGTACTGTCTTCACCGACTTCGAGCCATCTCCACGGCTTGCCATAAAGCTCCATCAACACCATTCGATCACGAGCAGCAAACCGCTTGAAGAACGACCAATAGAGTGATCGTCGCGCAAGCCCTTCTCGTTCAGGGTAATCACCGAACAACTGAGGCGTCCAATAGATGAACTTGAACGGCTCTTCTCGAAGAGCAATACCGTACTTGCCGAAGTTACCTACGATCAAATCATCGTATACTCGAAGCTCACGATCAGGTCCAAAGTGCAATCGGCGCGGATGAATCCACCCGATGTCTTTGACCAACCAATTGACTCTTCCGAACGTTTCATGCGATGGCACTACAATGCCCGGGACAGAAGCCGTCATGAGCCATTCGTTCTCGAGCGCGGCCCGCCCATCATAAAGACCCCAAGCAAGCTGATTGATTCGAGCACTGAAGTTCGGCAGTTGCTTCAACTGCGATCGAACAACGTCAGCATAAAACCGGGCCTTCTCAATGTCGATACCATTGCCTTCAGCCGGTCGAATCTCCCATGGTAATGCAGTGATCGCCCCGAACCGCTTGTTCAGCACCGACGCCAGATGTGGATCTGTGTCAATGGTCTCACGACTCAAGTCAGTGAGAAGACGCATGTTGCCCCAATCAGCAGAGCGCAATGCGTTCTCAATGACATCAAGATTCAGGGATCGTCC